ATGCATCGTAAGTGAGAGGGTTGGTTGCCGACATTTATAATCTGCAGACATCGGAAACATCCTACCGTAAATCACAAGATGAAAGCATAAAAGCCGAAGAAAAACGCCGTGAGTTAATCATGGATGTCCGCGATCAATATTACGAATTAACCGATGCAATGGGGTCCGCGATTGCAAAGGCAGACACATGGAAGAATGAAGCCCTCAATAGTCTTGATCAAACAAAAGCTGGATATGATGCATTCGCATCCCAAGTCGAAACAATCTATCAGGACATGATTGCCAAAGCACGCGATGAAGATTTACAAAATTCTAAGGTCTGGGAAGATGGATTAAAACGTGGGTTTCAATCTGTTTTTGACGAGGCATCGGATGCGGCATCATCTGCAGAAGGGCTTGTTACAAATGCCTTTAGTGGGATGGAAGATGCGCTGGTTGATTTTGTTCAAACTGGAAAGTTAGATTTTTCATCATTGGCGGATTCAATTATTTCCGACATGGTTCGTATGCAAATACAATCCAGTGTGACCAAACCATTATCAAATGCTCTTGGTGATTTTGTTGGAAGCCTCTTTGGTGGATCATCCGTATCAACAGCACATACAGGTGGTGTCATTGGGTCAGACACTCTGGCCTCTAAAACCGTATCACCGATGTTGTTTGCTGGCGCCCCAAAATTCCACACGGGCGGTATTGTTGGAGATGAAGTTCCCATTATTGCCAAACGTGGTGAAAGCGTGTTCACAGCAGGACAAATGAAGCTTTTAGGTGGCGCATTGGGATCGTCCGACAAGGTCAATATCAACGTGAATGTTCATAACAATTCTAGCAACACAACCGCACGAGCCGATGTCCAACGGGACGGATCGGGCGGATTAGATTTACAAATTATTATTGAAGAAATTGAAAGCAATATGACACGTAATGTTTCACGCGGTGAAGGCATGGCCCCCACATTAGAAAGACGATACGGCCTTAACCCTGCGGCAGGGAGTTATAGATAGTTACCCTCTGGTGATAGTAAAATCAGTAACACCTTTGTTTTCCAAAAATTCATTAAGGCGATCATGCTCTAGTGCGACCTCATCATCTGAATACCCCATGCCTTGAACGTCTGTTGCCAGCCCAAGTTTAACTTCTTCGCCTGAAGGGTGAATACAGACCATGTCGTCCCCTCTGATATTAACGTATAAAAAATGCATTTTAATTTCCCTTCGTAAAATTATATATAAACAGAAATAAAATAAATGACCACCATTACATGGCCAACAACGCTCCCTTTACCCACGGTACAGGGATATAATATTGAACCCGGTGATACGATTAGTCGAACCGAAATGGATTCGGGATTATCAAGGCACAGAAGACGTTTTACCGATGTGCCGACAAAGATTGCAGTGCGCTGGATTATGCGCCGTGACCAATATGCAATTTTTGAGGGATGGTATCGGTGGCATGCGCGTGAGGGTGCTAGCTTTTTCACGATCACGCTTCTTGGTGGTTTGGGATTATTGGATCAGGAAGCGCGGTTCACAAAGCAATTTTCATCAAAATTATTAGCTGGGGGAACATTGTGGGAAGTACAATCCGAGTTAGAAATTAGAGAACGTCCAGTCTTGGATGAAGGTGCAACAAGCATTGTTCTCAACGAAGATATCATAGGTCTTACAAATTCTATCAATGGTTTGAATGTCCTTGTTCATATTAATTTACCAACATTTTTAAACGATTAGGAAAAGCAATCATGACATTACAAACGGATTTAGAAAATGCCGTGTTAACAGTCCAAACGGACTCTCAAATACTGCATAATATTGTTCACGGTGATGCCCAATCTACCATTACGGTCAGTTCGGGTGAAGTGAAGACCATGGCTAAAGCAATCTCCGATATTGAAGTAGCTGGAAATCAGCAAATAGAATCGTTGAATATTAATTCTGTTGAACTTCAAAATGCAGTTACCACAGCAACACAAGAAGCGAGTAATGCCCAATCTTACGCAAATCAGGCCGTGACTTTGGTTAACTCTGCACAACAGGTTTTACAAAGCGCTCCATTTAGGGACATTGTTTTTTTGACGGTTGCCAATAGCCCCTTTGATATTGACTCCAGCCATAATGGAATCATGTTCGCAGTGGATACGTCTGGCGGTGATATTATTATCAATCTTCCCCTTATCGCAGATACTGATTTGCCATTTAACGTGACGGTTAAGAAAAAAACGAATGACTCAAACGCTGTTTTTATTACGCCTGATTTAACGGATCATATTGATGAAAATAGTGATCCATATGCCGTATCATCCATCGGTGGTGCATCATTTATTGCTGATACAGACACTTCACCCGACACATGGATTACATCGCCTTTTGGAGCAAGCGCTGGAGAGGCAAAAAAACAACTCTTCAAAAAATCAGACGGTGATTTTGCAACAGGGGATACAACTCTAACAATTACAAACACGCCCCTTCCTCCAAGCAGTTCTGCTTTGAGAATGACAGCGGATGGCGTTGTACAACATTGTGAGGATTTTTCCTATGAACCCGGCACTGGTGTTGTGACATTTGATGCGCTGGGCGAAAACATCAATGAAATCGAATTTACATGGGATAGTAGTGGGTTACCTATCGGTGTTCCGGGGGATGAAACAGTTGACTATCTTAAAACGGCAACCAGCCTACGTGGTGCGTTCGCTGACATTTTTGCAGGCTTGGCGACAAAATTTGCAACGTGCCGTGCAGTTAAAGATTACACAGATCAAGCAGGCATTATTAAGCAAATCATTATTGCGAAAAATACAGCGCGTGAAGTTAATTCTCTTTCTATCCCTTTTGATAACACGATCCCTCAACAGTCAGAGGGTAAAGAATATATGACAGCGACAATAACGCCTAAAAACGCAACAAGCGAACTGCTCGTTGAGGTGTGTTTACCCGCTATTGATGTCAGTGCCGCAGGAATTCCTTTTGTTGTGACGATGTTTCGAGATAATCAAGCTAATGCAATTTTCACATGTCTTGATGTTTTTTATAATCAAACCTACACGCAAAACATGTCGTTCTTCTTTTCAGTTAATGCTGGTTCAACAGCAGAAACAACATTCAAAATGCGGTATGGAATCGGTAGTGGAGGAACAGCGTATATCAACCGTTCTACAAGCGGTAGCTATTCCACCGTTTTTGGCAACTCACTGACAGCAACAATAAAAATAACGGAGATAGCACAATGACAACAGAAATATCACGAGATTCCATAGAAGGTTCTGTTAATGAAATTATAGACACCTATTTTGAAAATAATTCGGTGGGGTCTGAGCCTGTTAACATGCAAGTGCTAACATCATCCACGACATGGACAAAACCAGAAACGTGCCGCTATGTAAAAATAACCGTTATTGGCGGCGGTGGTGGTCGATCAGGTTCAGGGGGAACATCTTCATTCGGAACGCATTGCTCTGCAACTGGTGGGCAAGCTGGCGGAGGTGGTGGAACTAGCCAAGGGACTGGTGGTTTGGGTGGCTCTGGGTCAAACGGTGATATTAATCTCAAAGGACAAGATGGCCAATCAACGCACGTTCAATATAATGCCCCCCGATATTCTAATCTTGCTGGTGGTATGGGAGGATCATCACTCTTTGGTGGTGGTGGACGCGGTGGTTACGGTAGTTATGGTGCGACTGCAGGTGGCTCTGGTGGAGATTATGGCGGAGGAGCTGGCGGTAAAGGCGAAACCTCAAATAATCAAAACAAATCAGGAGAAGGTGGCGGAGGAGCTGGCGGTGCTGCCATTAAAGTCATCACATCGGACAATTTATCTGCAACAGAAACCGTAACTGTTGGGAATGGTGGATCTGGTGGCGGTGGAAACGGAGTAGTAATCGTGGAGGTCTATAGTTAATCATGAAAAAAGCACTTATAAATAATAATATTGTTATTCAAGTTACAGATAGTGACTTTCCCGTAGCTAAACCTCTTGAATGGGTGGATTGTTCAGAAGAATGTCATCCCGGTTGGAAAATTTATAATAACCGATTGGTTGAACATACACCTGATGAAATTGATGCCATGGGTAAGGATGAAGCCGAAATCGTCACACGCTTTATCACAGTGTGCCGTGATCAAAAACTATTCGGTGGTATATTAGTCGACAAAGTGAGTATTCAGACAGATGATTCATCACAGCAACGATTAATGGCAGCGCGTATTATTGCGAAAGAAGATCCCAACTATGTTGTGAATTGGAAGTCCGAAAACGGCTTTGTCATTTTGACATCACCGATGATTATAGCTCTGGCTGATAAGGTAAGAGTTCACGTTCAAAAATGCTTTGATGTTGAAAAAATAATCACAGAGCGCCATGAAACAAATCCATACGCAGCGGTTGAAGATATGAGACAAGATTTTGGTTCATATTTCGACAGTCTAGAAAAGTAAAAATCCATGCCTGATGCAACATTATCACAAGCCTTGAGAGAGGCTTACGCCTCTGCACCCAGCGATGTCGTTATTTTGCACACCCTTGAGCTACGCCATCCATCGTTTGTCGATGATGATGGAGAAACCATAGCTATTCGGGTTGTGCGAGATAATGCCGATTTAACTGCAACATTAGAGGCCAGTGCGCCTTTAAATGCTGGTGAAGAGGTGGAATTTATCGCCATGGGTTTTGATCTAGAATTGCCTGCCGTTGATACCGCGCCTGTGCCTGAAATTTCGATCACGCTTGATAATGTCAGCCGTGAAATTGTCACGCATTTAGATAGCGCGGCAGAAAGCCAAGATCAAATCGCAATCACCTATCGTCCTTATTTATCCGATGATTTGCAAGGACCACAAATGGACCCTCCATTCACATTGGTCTTAACCGAGGTGAGTGCGGATGTTGCTCGTGTTACTGGCAAGGCAAGAATGCTTGATATCGGGAATAAGGCGTTCCCCTCTGAAACTTATAGCGCCATGCGATTTGCAGGGCTAACACGATAGGACATACGGACATGACCCACTGGGCTTTTGATTATCTAGGTAAACCATGGATCGTGGCGCATGACGGCCCCGATGCCTATGACTGTTGGGGATTGATCGTTGCGATCCATAAGCGACTTTACGGTCGAAAATTGGAAATAATTCCCGTTGAAGAAAACAATCTGCGCCAACTCATAAAAACAATTAATGCCTCGGCTGAGAGGGACAATTGGGATGTCATCCATAAACCTATTGAGGGTGATATTGCACTCATGCGTCAATCGCGCCATCCCATTCATGTGGGTATTTGGCTCGATATTGACGGCGGCGGAATGCTCCATTCAATGCAAGGCGCTGGTGTTGTGTTCCAAAACTTAAACAGTCTGGCTTTGGCTGGTTGGAAAATAGAAAACTACTTGGCTCAAATTGCCATTCATCATAATCCATTTCATCTCCACCAAAATGTCGAATTATTTACACCACGCGTGCATCACACAATTCGAAGCTGGCTGGATGAAAGAGGTATTCAAGAATTTACAAAACCGACCATCTGCCTCGTCAATGGTGAGGCCGTTTTACGTGCCAATTGGAAATTCATCCATATCACGGACGATATGATTGTCAGTTTTGTCGCTCTGCCACAAGGTGGTGGTGGCGGTAAAATCCTACGAACTGTCCTCAGCATCGCCATCATGATTGCCGCGCCCTATGCAGGGGCGGCGTTGGCTGGAGCGCTTAATGTTACAAGCGCCATTGGAACGGCCTTGATAACGGCAGGAATTGGTTTTGCTGGATCGGCCTTAGTCAACGCCCTTGTTCCACCACCAAGCCCCAGCTCCGCAATTAGCAATTATAATACAAGCAGTCCCAGCCCAACATATTCATTACAGGCACAAGGCAATCAAGCACGCCTCGGTGAACCCATTCCATGCGTGTATGGCCGTCATGTCGTTTATCCCGATTTTGGATCAACGCCTTATGCAGAATTTGTCGATAATGATCAGTTTTTATTCCAACTCCATGTGATTGGTCAGGGCGAATATGATGTTGAAACGATCCGCATTGAAGACACGCCTATTACATCGTTTTCAGAGATCACTTATGAAATTATTACACCAAGTGACGCGGTGACGTTATTTGATACGGATGTCGTGACCGCCGCAGAGATCGCCGGACAAGAATTATTAAGCATTGCAGATGATGGGGAGTGGATCGGGCCGTTTGTTGCCAACCCTGCCGAAACCCAAGCCGAAATGTTAGCGATTGATATCGTATTATCACGCGGTCTTTATTACGCGAATGATAGCGGTAGCCTTAATAACCGAACGGTCGCTTGGGATATACAGGCACGTTTGATTGGCGATGATGGTGTTGCCATTGGGTCATGGGTAACGCTTGGATCAGAAAGCATCACCGATAATACAAACACGCCCATTCGCAAAACCTATAAATACAATGTCACCGCAGGGCGATATGAGGTGCAAGCCATACGCACCAACACCAAGGATACGTCCTCTCGCGCTGGTAATGATTTAAACTGGAATGCGTTAAAAGCTCACCTTATATCAGACGATAATTTTGGTGATGTGACCTTATTGGCCATGAAAATGAAAGCCACGGATAACCTCTCCCAACGATCCTCGCGGATGGTGAATGCCATCGTGACACGCAAACTGCCTATTTGGGATGCGGTGAATGGTTGGTCAGAACCACAAGCCACGCGATCCATTGCATGGGCATGTACCGACATTCTCAAAAGCACTTATGGTGCAGAATTAGAAGATAGCCGTATTGATTTAGTCGCCTTAAAAGCGCTGGATGCAATTTGG